GTGCGGGCGGTGAGGCGGGCGTAGAAGGCGGCGCGGGTCTCGGTGCGGTCGGCGAGGCCGCGGCGGATAGCCTCGGGGGCGCGGAAGGTGGCGCCGCCGTCCTGCGGATCGTCGGTCACGCTGAGGCGGGTGGCGAGCTCGGCCGCGGGGATGGCTCGGCCGGCGGAGACCGCGGCGTGGAAGGCGGCCTCGGCCTCGTCGAGGCTGCGCTGGAGCTCGGCGCGGCCGGCTTCGGTCGAGGCGTCGGGGCGTTTGGCGCGGGCGTGACGTGAGCTCATCTCGAAGATCTGCGCGCCGTTGACGCCGGGCTGGACATGGGCCGCGGCGGTCAGCGCCACGCCGATGGAGCCCGCGACGGCGCCCGGTGTCATCACGATCTCGGAGGCCTGGGAGGCGAGCCAATAGGCGGCGGAAGCCGCGAGCGGCGAGACGAGGGCATGGACCGGCCTCACGGCCGCTGCCGCCGCGATGGCCTCGGCCGCGGCCTCGATCCCGCAGACGAGGCCGCCGGGGCTGTCGATCTCCAGCACGATGGCGGCGGCATCCTCGCTGGCGGCGAGGTGGGCGAGGGTCTCGGCGAGGCCATGATAGGTCGCCCAGCCGAACCAGCGCTCGTACTGCGCCATGTTCGGGGTCAGGATCCCGCGCACCGGCACCACGGCGAGGCCGCGCGAGACGGTGAAGCGGTCGGGAACGGTCGGGCCTGCTGCGGGAGCGCAGGCGGCCGCGGCGGGACCGCCCGCGCTCTCCGGGATCGGCAGCGCGAGGAGGGGGGCGGCCAGATCCTCGGCCAGCGCCATGGGCTGCAGGGGGCCGAAGAGGCTGGCGAGCGTGCGGGTCATGGGTTTGTCTCCTCGCTGCGGGTCATGTTCGGGGCCGGGTTCAGCCGGTCGCCGCCCTCTATGGGATCGTAGCCGTCGATGCGCCGGGCCTCGTTCGGGGTCAGGATCGGGCCACCCACCGCCTTGGCGAGCGCCTCGAATCTTTCCTTTGTCGTGGGCCGGAGCAGGGCCCCGAAGTCGTGCCGGAAGAAGAGGCCCGCCCGGCGCTCGGCCTCGGTCAGCACCCCGAGCGCGAGCTGGTCCTCGACCTGCTTCGCCCAATGCAGGAGGCAGTCGGTCAGGTAATCGATGGCCTGCTGCTCGCCATTGGCCTTCACGCCGTACTCCATCATCTGGAGCTTCGCCGGCGGCACCCGGTAGATCGCCGCGATCTGCTCGCGGTCGAACTTGCGGCTGCCGAGGAGCTCCTGGTCGGCGGCCTTCATGTCGAGCGTCTTCACATCCTCGCCCTCGCCGAGGATCGGGAAGCCCTCGACCTCCGGCGCGCGGAGGGCCGCGGCCACCCGGCGGGCGCTCCGGACGCGGGCCTCGTCATCCTCGTAATCGTCGCGGAGCCGGATCACGGCGCGGGCGGTGACGCCCGAGGCCGCGCGGGCCGCCGACTCCTGTCCCGCCAGCGCAAGGCCCACGCTCTCGGCCGCGACTTCGAGCGGGCTGCGGCCGGTCCAGCCGTCCTCAGCCATGTAGCGCAGATGGATCATCGCGCGGGCCGGGGCGCGGCGGCGGAGGCCTGCGCCGTCCTCGAAGTCGTAGAACCGATCCCGGCCGGCGCGGAGCACGCTGCAGCCCTGCTGGCGCACGAGATCGATCAGCTCGAGCTCGCCCGCCCCGTCGCGCGGTGCCCAGGCGAAGGCATTGCCGCGGAGGGTGAAGGCATAGCCTAGCGCGAAGCGTACCACCGAGGCCGCCACACCCGGCGCGGCTTCCACATTCAGAAGATAGGGCGCGGCATGGTCGCGCACCCGGATCTCGCGGCCGTCGCCGCTGCGCTGGAAGAGCTTCAGCGGCACCTTGGCGAGATCGCCCGCGATGACGGCGCAGCAGGCGTAGACCGTGGCATGGCGCTGCGCGATCTCGGCCGAGACGCGGGGCAGGGTGCGGATCCGGCTCGCGCCGCCCGAGCTCCAGCCGACCTCCTGCAGCCAGGGCTTCGGCGCCGCCGTCCCGCTCACCTCGGCCGCGGCCTGCGGGGCGGTCACGGGTGGCTCGGTGCGGACGGAGGCGCCCGCCATTCGCGAAGCGCCAAATCGGGGCCATCTGCTCATGCCGGTCCTTCCTTCCGCCAGACGTTCCCGCGGGGAGCGCCTGCTGTTCGCTTTCGTGATGCTGGTGAGAGCTGCTGGGGCTCGAAACGGGATCCGCTCCAAGCCCATTGCTGCCGGTCGGCAGGACATTATGCTGAAAGGATGACGCCGCGCAGACGCATCTTTTCCTGCATCCTTCCTGCTCCGAGCGCTGAGGTGGCAGACAGCGGTGGGGCCCTGCTTTTTCCCTACTGGAGCTTCACCAAAACGGTCATCGCGATCATTGCCTTGAGGGTGGCAGAAAGCGGCAAGATCAATCTGGATCAGCCCCTGCGGGAAAGACCCTTTACCCTGCGCCAGCTTCTGAACCACACAGCTGGCCTACCGGACTATGGCACGCTTCCCGCCTATCATCGCGCTGTTGCAAACGATGAGGAGCCTTGGTCACGCGATAATCTTTTACAGCTAGCCATGGCGCAGGGAATGCGATTCGCGCCAGGCTTCGGCTGGGCCTACTCGAATGTCGGCTACATGCTGGCGCGCGAGCTGGTGGAAGAAACTGCGGGCCAGTCTCTTGGCGACCTGGTCAAGGACATGATCAGCGTCCCGCTTGGGCTTCAAAGCCTGGAGCTCGCCATTGACCGAAGGCAGTTCTCGCGTGTGCATTGGGGCGCCGCACAAAGGTATCATCCGGGGTGGGTCTACCACGGGTGCTTGATCGGGACCCCCAGAGATGCCGCGCTGTTGCTGCACGCGTTGTTTGCCGGGAAGATCCTGAGAACAACGTCGCTCCAGCAGATGCTGACCTGCGTTCCCGTGGGCGGCGCGATTGACGGACGCCCCTGGACAGAGTGCGGGTATGGCTTGGGCCTCATGAGCGGCAGGATGGGGCTGGCCGGAAGGGCCATTGGGCATTCCGGCGGAGGGCCGTTCAGCGTAAACGCCATCTATCACTTTCCCGACCAGTCGAATCCTCGCACTGTGGCGAGCTTCACCGACGGCTGCGATGAGGGGCTGGCGGAGTTTGCGGCGGTCAGGTGCAGTGGCACCCAGTGACGGCTTCGTTCCGCGCTGCCGGCCCCGGGGCAGAGCAATGCCGGAGAAGCCTCCGCTCATGCCGTCTCCACCTCCCGCGCGCGGCGGCGGCCTTCGGCGGCTTCGGCGCGGCCCAGGGCCATGATCGCGGCCACCGCCGGGTCAATCCGGCCCTTCGAGCGGGCCTTGTTCGGCTTGATGTTCTCGGCCGCATCCTCGTCGCGGTGCACGTTGCCCACCGCCCAGGCCAGCACCGGATTGCCCGCGTGCCGGATCCGGCCGCGCGCGACGGCCTCCTCGAAGCGCTTCATCGGTGAGGACATCGAGCCGTAGCCCTGCCCGTGCTCGACCAGCGGGAAGCGGCGCTTCAGGAGCTCCTTCGCCATGTATTTCATGCCCCAGCGGTCGTAGGCGAGCTCCCTCAGGTCGAACCGGGCCCGGATTGTCTCGAGCCGCTCGATCACCTGATCCTCGTCGATCACGCCGCCCGAATGGACCTCGAGCCAGCCCGCATCGCGCCAGGCGACATATTCGCGCTTCTCCTTCTGGGCGCGGGCGATGAAGCCCTTCGGCCCCTCGGGCAGGAAGGAATAGGCCAGGAGATAGATCTGCCCGTCCTTCGGCACCGCGACCGAGATCGCGGTGAGGTCGGTGGTCTTCGAGAGGTCCAGCCCCACCCAGGCCGGCAGGCCGTAGAGCGACCGAGGGTCGAAGGGCTCGGCGCCCCGGTCCCAGACGTCGCGCGCGATCCAGGTCTGGGCGCCTTCCGTCCAGAGGTTCATGTGCAGCCGGCGGAAGTTCGGCATCTTGCCCGAGATCACCGTGGCCTCGCGGTACATCTCGCCGAACCGCTCCTCGGAGAAGGCGACGCCGAGGTTCGGGTTCGCCATCTTCCAGAACCGGGGATCCCCCACGTCGCAATCCTGCGGGGGTTCCGCCACATAGGCGAAGAAGCTGTCGTCGCTGACCGTGCCCCTCACCACCTCCTCGGCATAGTCGCGCATCTCGCCGCAGAGGCTCGCGCGGTCGGCGCCGGCGGTGGTGATCGCCCAGTCGATCGGCTGGGCCCGGGCGATCATCGAGTTCGTCAGCACCTCGGCCAGCTCCCGGTCGGTCCAGCGGTGGACCTCGTCGCGGGCGGCGAAGTGCGGGTTGATCCCGTCCGAGCTGTTGCCGTCGCGCGAGAGGCAGGCGATCAGCCCCTCGGTCGCGGGCACCTCGATGGAGGTGCGCCAGACCTGCATCAGGGCCGAGAGATGCGGCGAGGCGCGGATCATGCGCTTCAGCTCCCGGAAGAGGAGCCCGGCCTGGTCGCGCGTGGTGGCGGCGCAATAGCCCTGCGGCGCCGCCTCGCGGTCGAAGAGCGCGGTGAAGAGCGCCGGCACCGCCGTGTCGGTGGTCTTGCCGTTCTTCTTGGCCACCTGATGGTAGGTGGTGCGGAAGCGGCGGAGGCCGCCCTCCTTCTTCCAGCCGAAGACCGAGCCGTGGCGGAAGGCCTGCCAGGGCCTGAGCGTGAGCGGGCGGCCGGCGAGCGGCCCGGTCGTGTGCTGGATCAGCTCGGCGAAGTTCAGCACCCGGCTGGCTGCGCGGCAGTCGAACCAGAGGCCGCGGTCGCGCCCGGTCTCGAGATCGGTCAGATGGCGCAGGCAGGCCAGCCGCACCAGTTCTCCGGCAGTCTCGCGGCCCTCGACCACATCGAGCGCATAGCGCGAGACCGGATGGTCAATCGGCTCCATCGAGGGTCTTCAGGATCTCGTCGAAGAGGTCGCCCTGTCCGGTGACGCGGACGCGGGCCTCGTCGACCGGCGTGAGGCCGAAGCGGGCGGCGAGCTGGTTCATGACGGCGATGGCATCCTGACGCTGGCCCCAGACGGCGCGCTTCTTCTGCTGGCGGCCGTTGCGGGTCTCGACCTCGTACCAGCTGCCGAAGGCCGCGATGTCGCCGGTGAAGCGGATGACATCGGCCACCGCCTCGCAATAGACCGCGAACGGATCCTCGAAGGCGGGCTCGAGCCGCTTCTTCGCGATGAGCACCGGGGCGAGGCGCTCCCAGACGTCGCGCCCTTCCGCGCTCATCCAGCTAGGGGCCTCCGGCACGGGCGCCGCGAGGTCGCCCTTCATCGGGATGACGTTCGAGACCTTCGGCTTCTGCCCGCGCATCGTGACTGTCCTTGTTCCTTTGGACCGCGCCCGCGCCGGCCCGATCCCGCCGCATCGGCGGCCGGATCGGGCGCGCCGGGATCGGCGGCCCATCATGTCTGTTGTGCGCCGCGGAGCGGAGCGGGGTCTCCCGGCCATCGGCTCGTCGTGGATCCGCCGGGGCGAGGGCAGGGCGCCGGTCTCCCGGTGCCTCTCATCCCTCTGCCCGGTGGGCTTTTTTTGCCAATTCGCTGCGCACGAAAAGGAAGGTTCGAGCGCCGGTTACCGTGCCGACCCCTCCGATTTTGCGATGCCCCCCGGTGGGTGGAACACCTCGCGCGCGGTCTTGCGGCTGTGACAGGGCCGGCAGAGCGGCTGCCAGTTGCTCCGGTCCCACATCAGGAGCGGATCGCCGCGGTGCGGCCGGATGTGATCGACCTCGGCCGCGGCGACCACGAGCCCGAGCCCGGCGCAGTCGGCGCAGAGCGGATGGGCGGCGAGGAACCGCGCCCGCGCCCGCCGCCA